GCACTTTTGTGCCATCCAATTTCTTGTGAATCTTAACATCTTTGCAAACTTTTACTTCCTTGCCCTTAGCGTCTTTTTGGACGTTGCAGACCTTTTTGACTTCCTGCGCCAACGATAAGTTAACAGTCAAGGCCAGCAAAGTTATCAATAGCGTTTTCATCAGTTGATCTCCGGATGAGGGGGTTGAACAGGCGCTGGTTTACCGCCATAGCCTGTAGCTACTGGTGGCGGAGAACTAATAGGATCAATGGTCGGTTCCATGCGCACAGGCGCGTGGGTGGGCGCGGAAGCCTTTGGGCCAATCGGCGGCACAGGCTTATCCTCACGGTCTTCCTTGGTAGACAACCCCGGTGGCGTAAACTGAGGCAGCGCATCCTTGCCTTTGACCGCCAAAAGTGTTGCCAATGAGCCAAGTATGTACTTGGACATGTCGCTCAAAATTAGGAAGAACTGCTTGTCCGCAGGAGCCATGCCCGACATCGGCTGTGTTACAAAAACGACACTGTATAGGCTGACCCCCACCATGATGATCACGGTGCAGCAGAACGTCAGCGCAATACAGAACTTAATTACCGCATCGTGCTGTTCCTGAGTTAGCGCAAGGAACTGGCTGATCAACTTTAGCGGGTTCATACGTTTCCACCTTCATGTCTTCAGGTTTAGTCAACTGATCCGGACAGGTTCCGGTGCTACTACAGTACGGTCTCTTGCACTGCTTCTTTTCCCAATTCTCTGGGTCCTGACATTCGTACCGGTAGCGGTCACACCCACTAAGCCACGCGAGTATCAGAACCAAACATATTGAGTGCCACTTCATAGTGATGCTCCCTGTCTGCCAATCCAATAAATCCACCATTGATGCGCTTGGTCAACATGCGGATATCTCCTGCATCGGCCAAAGCATTTAACTTATTAGTTTCCCAAAACCAGCAAGCACTTTGTGCTGCGCCTTCGAAAGTCTCTAAATACTCCGAGGCTTGTTCTGGTGTCATCTCAAGCGAGGCACCAAACCAAAAATAATTATCCTTGCCAGTCAACTGGAGAATGCCTCGTCCGCGAAAAATCCAGCCCTGCTCACTAGCCTCATCCCCGTTACCCATCCTATTAGCGTACACACGGCTGGCAATCTTCTTCGGGTTGCGCTCATACTGCTTGGCAAGCTCCATCGTTGGAAAATACTTGGCAAAAATACGCATCAGACCAGACGCACTGTAGTTCAGGTTCTCTGTAACAAAGACAAAGCCACCAGACTCATGACTACACTGGGCCAAGAAGGCTGCCACGCGCTTCGGGGTATTGATTTGATATTCGTCGAGAAGAGATTTTCCGCCTAGCTCTGTCTGCGGACCAAACAGGGTGTCATACCACTGTTGGGGGTATTTGGTATGCGGGGCAAATTTCTTAAACTGCGCGAGTGTAATCATTTCCCGTACATCCTCTCAATCTGTATTTCTTTGCGAAGTTCCCGCATCTTTTTTACTTCTGATACTGCGGCTTGTGTTGCAAAATACATGTCGTAATACATAAAAGCTAAAACGGGCATCACGATAAAAAACATCAACAGAACTGACAAGACCACAACGATTAGTGACCAAGGGACATCCTCTGTATCGCGCTTTTCGTTGTTAGCCACATTATTCCCACCGCCCATATAACTACGAACACCACTGCCGAGACCCATGCCACCTTTGCCTTGATTTCCTGTATTCTTTTTCTGCGTCGCCATGATGCTATTTGTGCTCGTCTAAGTTCTTCTGCGTGGGCTTCCTCCTGTTCGGCAACGATCTGCTGCCACATCTTTTCGAACTTTTCCCACAGGGACCCAAGCTCTGGCGGGGCTTTAAACACCATGGTTTCCCGTATTTCCGCCAGCATAGCGTCTAGTCTGGAGGTTATCAATATGCGTTTTAGGGCTCTCCGGCCAATGCTTTCCTCTCCTTTATAGACCTGTTTTGCATCCATTTGCTCCTTCAAAAAGGCCTTACTAATGGCATCATAAGCATCCATCAAGGTGCCTAGTTGATTGCCAATGTCGGTAAAAACGTCACCCGGGTCTGCCTTGGCAATCTCCTGTACCCGCTGCACCTCAGCGTTGTATTGCTGTTTCTGTACAGGGGTCGGATCAACTATCTTGTTGTATTGCTCCTTTAGGTCTTTTAGGACATCGCTGACATCCCCCGCCGCCCCCTTGATTTCCTTGTAAAGTTGGCAACCCTTTTTAACCGCTGCGACGGCAGCATTGGCGGCGGCTAAAAGGGTTAACGGGTCAATTTATACCTCCGGCTCATCAGGGAAAACCACTGCAAACGGGTCCGTATTAGTCTGCGGAATATCTCGGAGCGCCTGTACGTATTGCAGCAAAACTAGCAGCGAAGGCTGATCCGCCAAACCAAGATCAACCAAATCTCGTTGACGGTCAACCCTCCACCTAAAAGCCTCAATTCTCTTATTTCGTTCTTCCCGGACCTTGACCCAAACAGCGTCCTGATTCAACTCCCAGCTTTCTGTCTCCGGCACATAGCGGTAGGAGTTGCCATCAAAGGGGTGCATGTTTGACGTAACGTCATAGTCATCCCGGTGCAGCTTGTCGCCAGAGTAGATAAAGCCAAGGTCTTCGTGGCTAACATACGTAGGAACATTGACAAGTATCATATTAAAACTGCCCTGTGTAATAGTCGCCAACTAGCGTTGGGTTAAACGGAAGAATCACCACTCGGTAAATCGTACCCGCAGTTACTGCGATGTTTATGCCGTCAGCGTTTATGCCAGAAGCCGCCCACGTCAAAGTAGTTACCACTGGGTTAACAGTCGAGTTGTTATAGTCCCCCGTTGTACCGTAAGTAATTAGATAGCCGACAGCGCCATAACCTAAATACATTCTTCTGACGAATGTTGACGCTGTAGCTCTAAATACCCCAGAGTCATAAATACAACCGGGAGGGGCGATACGGATGAAACGCCACTGCCCAATACCAGCCCGAGCCATTATTGCCTTGGAATTTCCTGTTCCTCCGCCACCGCCAAGAGATGATGAGAACCAAGCTGCATCAGGTGAATAACCGTAAATTTCAACGGTATCGTCGTTCGTCTTAGCACTGTCCCCGCCAAGCAATTCGAAGTCTTGAAACGTACAAGATGGGTTGGGGACAAATCGTAAAGTAATCGTTGCCCCCGCTGTTGCAGCAGCATTCCTGTTTCGACTTAATTGGATGTAATGCAAGCCCGTACCAAAATTATTCCAAACAACACTAATCACTCTTGCGTTATCTATCGTAGCGCTAGTCGCGGTAAGCCCTGTCCCAGACGCTGTGTATACCTTACCAATGACTAACGCATTTTGTATGTTTCTGACTGCCGTATTGTTAGCCACACTATTTTGCGTAGTGTAGTAATCGTTAATTCCCGCATCAGCGGCGGAGGTAAATGTTATCGTGGGGAATGCACAAGTAGTTGTTTCTGTTGAAGCATTAATACCCGCAAGCTCGTTTGTGAAAACGCCTGATATGTTGTTTGACTTAGCGACGTTAATTGCATTTCCGGGCTGGTTTAAATATGAAACGTATGAATTAACTCGAACAAACGTAAATGTTGTTCCGTTTGCCGTGGCCGTAGCATTAACAAAGCCAAATCTATCAGTTAAATTAAATGTTTTTTGACCGAAATATATGTATTCTGTATAGACGTTGGTTGTTGTCGGTATGCCGGTTCCGGTTATTAAAAAATATCCGGGGTTTCTGTTGAAGCCGCTGGTTGTTCTACTTAATGTGATAGTTGAAGATCCGTTTACTGAATCTCCAGTAAGCGTAAAACTTTCTGCTGCACTACCTACAACTGGGCCATCAAAGTAGTAATTAAAGTCGTTTCTAATATTTGCGCCAATACCCCAACTTGAGCCGCGCAAATACCCTCGATACCCAAAGTTATTTCTAGAAGAAAATGGCACATCCTGTCCGCCGTTGTCATTTGCATTTATCCATCCAGCATCTCCAGCATCCACATCAATGAGGCAGGTGCCCTGCGGCACATATGCGCCCCACACTTCTGGTACACACGTAAGGTATGCAAAATAGCCAGTAAAGCCGTTTACCGTTCCGTTTGACGTAGAACCAACATTCCACCAAGCAGTCGTAGCTCCAAACGGATTACTTGCTGTTTTAAAGCACATTACCCCGTTACAGTACAACCTACCGGGGAATGCCGTATCTAACGGATTCCATACCCACGTAAGTATGATCCACTCGTTAATATCGTTAAACTGCCATACACGGAGAGCCGTGACAATTGCAGCGGGGGCAGTCGTTGCCAACGTGACAGACAAACGTCTATCTACGCCACCTTCGTTAACGATTACTTTTATTCCGTTAGCTGCCGCTGCACTACTGGCAACCCAAAACACGTTCTGGTTTACAGTAGTAATGTCATCGACTCTGAACCTCGCTTGGATAGAAAAGCCTCGCGCCTTGCTGTCCGTTGTCAATGGAAGTGACATTGACTTGGTAGAGAATATACGTTGCAGTCTTGCTGATGGAAACTCTACGGCACCACCTGCCCCAGTATCAACAAACGGTATACCGCCTACCCACGATGCTCTGTTAGCAGATAGGGCGTAGACACGCCAAACTGTACCGCCTCGATCTTCACCTAGCTGCCATGTCCAATATGCGGTAGCAGTGTTGTTGTTGTATACATGGACAAAAGTTCTGCTAGAAATGTCCCCTTCAGTCCAATAGTTGTAATAGAGCGTGGTGGTGCCGCCAAAAGTAAGCGTGACTTCTTGGGCGCCGTAGCCGCCGCCTGTCAGTGTCCCGGAAACCGTGTTATCTGCTGACCAATACGAGAGATGAAATCTTTCGCCGTTAATTCGTATGTACACCTCTGATGTTGAAACAACAGACACAGATAGGATTGTCGGCGTAGCTATTGTTCCTGTAATAAGGAACTGGCCTGTTACTCGCGTACCGGTTGGGTTTTGGCTTGCATCCCCCGCAAATGCAACAGCATAGTTATACGAATTACCGTCTGCAAAAGTGTCTTCTGTTGGGTCTACATAATTTAGCCCCAGCACAAGCTCAGATGTTGATCTTACGTTCCTAGCGGTAGTGGGCCAATTTGTCTCCGCCATGTGTAACAATTCACGTTGATACCAACGACCCCCGTTAGTTTGATCGCCTATGTAGTAGTAGTTTCGAAGAAAATTGTTTCTATCCGTAGAGGCTCTTGGAAACCCAACAACAGCATAGAAGTTATAGTTTGCGCTATCGCTAGTTTGTGCGTTTCTGTCCCAATAATAGTTATCAGGCGTATCGGTGTTGTTAAATCCCCCGCCTTTTTGCAAAGTAAAAAGAGTTCCATTATTGGTTGTACCGGCATTAGTCCAAGGCGAATACCCGGTCCCTTCTCCATAAATATTCCAATACTGAGGCTTTTGCCACGTATTAAACTCTAACGTGCGTTGACGGCTATTAGCCCGAACAATTCCGCTATTAGTAAAAACCCCGTTTACCGTTGGATTACCAGATGCGCCATTGCCATTACTAACATTTATTACCC